AAAAACACATTTAATTATCATTCCAGCTTCCAACTCAGTATTTGATGGAATTGTCATGGAAATCATCTGAGTAAACAAAGTATTATATCTCATCATTGCTTGAGATTGAGTTTTACCAGGATTAGCATTATCTGCAGTGGAGGCGTTTTGCTCCATTGTGCCAACATCAAGAATTGCTGTGATATTTCTGCTAGGAATATCTCCTAGAGTCCTTGAATCTCTAGGAGATATTCTTGGTAATACTATATCTTTACCAAGATTTTCAGTGTTAGTTCTATAATCTTCTAATTTAAATAAACCTTTTGCAGGATCTGTATATTCAAAAGTATATGGATTAAAGAATATTCTTTGACTGCAATACGTGCCCCTTTGCAAATTTCCCAATAAATCTTGATTTTGATTTGTATTATAGTCTATGATTTTATAATCAGTGCCTGGTCCTTTTTGAATAACTTCAGTAAATTCATATTTTTGTCGATATGGTTTTCCAGATATCATACTGTCAATGGATTTAAATTTATATCCACTTTTAGTCTCATAGAAAAAATATCCAGCAGTTCCTGAACTCTTTTTTGTTGTTGCAGGAACACCCTTAGATGCTAACCAAGTTAATACAGTAAAAGGTTTCCTCATATTACCAATAAAACCATACTTATTTTGAGTCTCGTCACATAAGATATTTTTTTCAGTATTTAAATATTTTTTATCTTTAATAATTTTTTTAACAGATTCACTAATCTTAGAACCAGTTGAAAACTTTCTACCAACTCTCGTTGTTTCATTAGTTATTGCTTCACGAGAAACTAAATTTAAAGTGAATGATTCATTTTCAGTTTTAGAAATTACATTAGTAATACTAGAAACAAATAAGTATTTTTCAACATCACTAGAAAAATCAAGTCCTGGATTAGTATCGGTATTACCAGCAATCTTAAGTTTAACTCTTTCACCACCTCTTAAAGGTAAACCATTATATATGGTTTGCAATTGCCCATCATCTCCTTTAATAGTTCCACCATCATTAATTACTTGCATCTTTACTGTAATTGTTGGTGAAATAATATCTTCATAATAATCAATCATAACTACACCAGCAGCTATGTTAACTGTTTTTGAACCGTCTGCAGATTCAACTATAATTTCTTCATATAATGATGGATCTATTGCTGACATTAGGTATATGCGTATAATGTTGATGCCATTCTTCTGTACATATCACGTCTGGTATCAATTACAATTATTTTAGATTTTTTAGAAGATGTTGCACTTGAAGATGCTGAAGGAGCAGGATTTGAATTCCCCCCACTATTATTTACCATATAAATGGTTGAAGACTTTCTTGCTACATTTAATTCTTTAGCAAGATTCTTCATCATATCTTTTGTAGGTTTCATAGCTTGCAAAAGATCTTGATTTGCTTCAGTGCTTACAGCCTCTGTTATTTCTTTTGTTAATCCTTTAAAAGATTTCTTTAATTTACCTAGAGTTTGTTCTTTTATATCATCAAATTCATCTACTGTTATAATGCCACTATTTTCTTCTTTAAACTGACCAACAAGTTTTTCCATCAACTCTCTCGCTGCCTTTAATTTGGTAGCATTATCCTCCTCTTTATTCTCAATAATTCTATTAATAAAATCTGCACCATATCTGTCTACACTCTTCTTAGGTATGACAGCTTCGTCCTTGTGAAGAAATGCCAACCCATCTTTTGGAACTCTTGGTGTTCCCTCTTCATACATCTCAAAACCACTTTGATCCAACGCATCTTCCTGTTCTGCTTCAATTTCGGGAGATAACTCTTCACCATCTAATCCTCTTACATCAGGACCTCTATCATTTTCCTCTTCCTTTTCCTCTTTTTGTTTGTTTTTATTTGGTATTAGTTGTTCTTGTGGTTGAACTGTTTTCTTAGCATCTACTTCTTCTTCTTTTGGTTTATCTTCCTCATCCTCTTTTTCATCATCTCTTCTATTCATCATGCCACGAATTCTAGAAATCGGATTTATTGATTCTATTAAACCACCAAAGAAACCAGGTTTTTTATCTTTATCCTTTTCTTTATCTTCTTTATCCTTTTTTTTATCCATCTCATCAACAACACCACTTAGTTCATCAACACCTTGATCCACCTGTGAATTAATTTTATCCAGTGACTGACTCAAGTTATCTTTTGCATCATCAAGTTGATTTCTCTGTTGTTGTAAATTGATATTAGCAGAAGCTACTTTATCTTTCTCTAATTTTGTCTGAAGTTCTGTTTGAGTAAAAAGACCAAAAATACCACCATTAAGCCATTTCCGAAGTGCATTAACAAGTTGCTGTATTCTCTTCATTAAACCTACAGCACCCTTAATGATTTCTGGTAATCTAGTAACTAAAAATCCAACAAGAACAGCACCAGCAGCATCTAATACTCTACCAAAAAATCCTTTAGTGCTTTCAGAAATAATATTTCCAGTTCTTCTTACAGCTCCTGAAACACCAGATGCTTCAATAATACTTTCTCTTTCCTTTCTAATTACAGCATTTCTTCTTCTCTTAAAAAAAGTCTGATCATTAACTATTAACTTTTTTTTCGTTTCATTAGCTTTTTGCAAATTCTCAGAAATATTACGAGCATAAGCACTTGATTTCTGAAGTCCAGAAGCAAAAATTTTACTTGAATTTGATATAGATTTCAAATTAAGAGAAGATCTAAGAACTAATCCCTTGATTACTTGAGGAGATGCCATTTACTTATACAGGTGCTATTTGATATTCTCTATATCCAGAATAAACATAATTATTATCATTGTTATTTGCAGCTATTCTGGGGACACTACCACCAATACCACCAGTTCCAGAACTAGATGGTCGTGGTGTTGTTTGACCTTGATTATTACCACCCATACTCATATCAACAACTTGAGGTGCAGGTTCTTCTAATTGTAAATTTGATTGTTTATTCAAATCCTTTTTATTTGGACTACCTTTAACTAAATTTAAATCATTTTGTTTATCAAAATCAATATCAAAGGGATTAAATGATAACATATCAGCAGTTAAACCATTACCTTTAGGTTTATTATCATCAATTCCCGTAACTTCACCGATATTGTACCTTGGTTTTTCATCTACATTACCACTCATATCCGTGCGGGAATCTGTCTGCTGTTCTTTTTGATCTTCACCTCCACCCAGATTGAATTTATTCAATAAGTTTAATCTTGTTTTTTCAGTTAGTATTCTTCCACCAACAAATGATCCAATCACTGCAGCACCTTTTAAAAGTGGATTTTTAATTGGAACTTTGTTTGCAATTCTTCCAGCAGCAACTCCACCCGTATTATCAACTACAGAACCAGTAGGATCTTTACCTCGAACCGCATCTATTGCAGACAAAATTCCGATTGGAAGAGCTTTAGATTTAAGCAAATTTCCAATTTTAGAAAACATAGGTACTGCTTTTGCTGTAGTTTTAGTTACATTTCTAAGTCCACCTTCAAATAACTTTGCACCTGCTCTAGCTCTAAAGAAATTAGCAAGACTTATGAATGGTTTTACAAAAAGATTTTTAAGAGCAATACCACCGAATTTTCTAACTAAGAAGACAATACCCATCGTTGCTAATGTAGTCGCTGCTTGTATTGCAATAACAACACCAGCAGAAATTGTTACTCCTCTAATAATTTCATCTTTTAACTGTTTTACCGCATCATCATTACCCTCTATATAAGCCTGTAATGCATCAAGACTTTTAGATGATAACCATCCAATAAAAATAGTGGTAAAAAATGATGATAGAGATTTTAATACATTTATTGCTTTTCTAGAAAGGAGTTGAACAGGTGCTAATGCTGCATTAGTTATTTTTCTCTCTATTTCTCCTTCCTTTCCTTCTCTAAGAGCTACTGCTGCTAATTGACGCTGCCTATTAGCCTCAGCATTTATCCTCTGTTCTTCTAACCTAGAACTTAAAGCTAGACTTTGTGATATTGCAGCTAAAGATTGAGTTAAAGAATTAACTTGAGTAGCAACAGAAGTTAACTGCGTGGTAACTGTATTTACTGCATTAGTATTTCTAATGATTATTCTAGTTAACTCAGGATCTACTTGTTGATTAGCACCACCACTCCCTTGAGGTGGCGTAAAAGTAGAAGCAGAAAATCTTCTCCTGATAGCGTTAATGCTTCTTCCTATTGGTGATGATATTACTTCAGCCATTGTTTGCTGCTTGTTGTGCCTTTAAGTTTTCTTCTTCAATATATTGTTGTAAAAGAGTCAAATAAATTTCTCTTTCCCAAGGTATCATATTTTCTAACTCTGTCAAACTATATTTATGATGTTGCATCAGGGCAAAATTTACCTTGTAGTATGACTCAAGGTCTTCATGAGCCATACTTACACGAAAAAACTTTGCAGTCCCTCCAATACAATTTCATTCTCAACTTTTGTTTCTGGATTAGTTACTTTTATTGTATGGGATAGTTTAGGCATAGTTTCAAAAAACTTTTCAACATCCTTAAACTGTTTTGAATTAAGAGATTCGATAAAATCAGTCAATTCCTTTTTAGTGCAATCTGCAGCAGTCCAAGATTCATCCTCAGAATATACCTGATCAATACAAGATGAAATTAATTGAAATGTATCATCAACATTAACATCACCTGTTGCGAAATTAGTCTTTATAAATTCATCCATAGAGGGATACTTCATTCTCATTGAATATTGATCATCCAATTTTATATCTGGACTATGATCATCGTTTATTTGAACTTTTATATCATCTATATTAATCATTGTTGGAACTTGAGTTTTTTTATCATCAGGACAGGTCACCATAATTTCAAGTTCTTCACCAACAGATTTTCCACGAATATTTAAGAAGAGATATTCAATATCAAATGTTGATAGTTTTTCAACTTTTATACCCTTACTTAGAATACAATGAGAAATAACATCTTTTACAGCATTTGCTATCTGTTTACTATCTTGACTTTCCATAGCCAAAATAAGTATCTTTTCTTCTTTAACTAAAAAAGGTCTAAATTTAATTTTTCTTTTAGACGAAGGAATAACCAACTCATAAGAGGGTGCAGAAATTTTCGGTAAAGGCATAATAAATTATAACAATTCGTATAGTATATAGCAGTGTTTTTTTAAAATATTCTACCCTCACTTATAACAGTACCACCACCACTAGGAGTGCCAAATAAATTCTTACCAAGGTCACGTCCATATTTTGAAAGAGCCTGAGCTTCTGGATTATCTCCATTCAACAATTCTACAAATCCAGGTTCAGGATCGTATGCAACTCCACCTATTTTCTGAGCTGCAGAATTACCACTAACCTTGTTATTGTCAGTTCCCTTTCTCTTGTCTGAAGATTTATCTGATCCACAAATGTATCTATCAAACGCAAAAGATGCTGTTGTTTGTAATACCTGAGAAGATTGATAGGAAACTCTTGCCATAGTTAATGATTTTGGAAATAAACCACGAAATGTATATTCAAGTTTTTGTCTATAATTTCTTTCAAACTTTGTAATAGTTGTTGTATCGGATTTATAACGTTCTGGATAATTTAATTGAAAATTATATGCGTCTTCTGTAGTATCAGAAGCAGATCCACCAGCAATATATTCCATCCAATGTTCCAAAAATTTGAGTGACTTGTATTCATTGTCAACATAAAATTCTAATTGTATTTCAGTGAAGTTTCTTGTGTGAGGAACAGTCTCTATAACACCCTGATAATTACCTCTTACAATTTCAGTTGCAAAAGCAGATCCAGGCAAAACTGCGGCAC